TTGTGCTGCAAAGTCTGCGTAAGCAACGTTATAAGTTGGTTGATAAATGTCCGTTGGCCCTTGATCGAAAGCACCCATAGCTAGAGGTATACCAGCTGCTGCTAAAGAAATTTTAAGTGGGTCGTAGTCGTTACTATTTTTTTTTCTAAATATATCTAATAAACTTCCTCCACCTTGACCGTCAAGGTTTTTAGCTTTTCTTGCTGCATTCATGTCAGATGCAAAAATTGCTTCTCCACTTTGGTTCATTCCAGGATAAGCAGTTGGAGTCCTCGCAGGATTATATGCGCCTGGTAAACTAGCTAAGAAAGCTGGTTGACTTGCTGCAAATGCTTTAGTTGCTGCTGATCCAGGAAACATACTCATACCTGCAGAACCTAAAGTGTAACCACCATAAGCTCCTCCTGCTGCCCCTAATAATCTACCAATACCTGAAGCCCCTGAGTCTTTGGCACTTTTGTAACCTTTGTAACCTCCGTAGGCTGCCATTGCATAGGGTAAGAATTGTAACATTTAAATATTTTCTCCTTTAGATCTAAAAGGCTAATATTACCATTTTACTTGTCCTTTATCAACTCATCGCCAAATCTACCTGTATAGGTGTGTTCTCCAACATGGCTAATTTCATCGTCAACATAGGCATAGCATTTACCACCAGTAGCTTTCCAAATCTTACAAAAGGCAAAATCTTCACCCATGTATGTCTTATCTTCTGGGTTATGTAAGGTATCGAAGAAGTTCCACAACTCCTTTGTTTTCTGTAGTTTGCCATTAATTAGTGTATCTTGATATATCTCTTTATCTGGATAATGTTTCTTCATCTTGTTAAATACTTCTCTTTTAATTAACATAAAACCAGTTGGTGAGTGAGTTACCTCTATACAATTTTTCTCAATCTTTATATCGTCTGCATCAGGTACACGCATAGGAAACCTGTAGAAAGCTTTTGTTTTAAGGTCTTCAGCAGTTTTAATTCTACCTTCTTCTATAACTTGAAGTCCTTTCTCCCAGCACATGTCTTTTAATGGATATGGCACAGATATTACATCTTTATCTGCATCTAACAAATGTTGTAAGCTGTGTGGTTTAAATGCAATGTCTGAATCTATAAACAATAAATGTGTACATTTAGTCTGTAAAAAAGCTGACACACATAAATTTCTACCTTGTGTGACAAGTGATGATTTAAATAATTGAAACATTAAATTTATTTTATTGTTCCAACAATATTTTTGTAATTCTAATACTGATTGTGTGTAATGTATAGATACTTCTGAATGACAAGGAGTACCAACAAATACTGAAAATTTTGGTTGATTAGATTTATCTTCTTTTTTATCAAACCATATTGGCTCATGATTTAGCATTTAAAACTCCCTCTAAAAAATTAGTCCACTCTAAACTTCTTTTGTTCCAAGAATAAAACTTCTTATAAAAATCTTGTTGCATCTGCAGGTGTTCTTGACATCTATCATGATGTAAATAATCAACCACGGAATCTATTGCATAAGCAAAACACTCAGACATGTTTTTATAGTTTGTATCATACTGAACATATACGGGCCACTCTGAGCAAGTCTCAAACAAAGCTCCATAATTAGTGGTGATCATATGTAGGCCAGCTCCAAGTGCTTCTATAGCTGATATACAGGATGTCTCTTCCCAATTATTGGAGTATGGAAATATTTGATAGTCAATGATGTGTTTACAAATATAATCGTTACTATGCCAACCTCTATAGTTTACATTTTTTAATTCAGCTGCTTGAGCATATAATGGTTTATATGTGTCATCATTATTATCCATAAACTCATTGCCGTATATTTTTGTAGAAGAAAAAACATCAAGAGTTATATTTTCATTTTTAATAAGCTGCATTGCACCAAGTATAATATTCAAACCTCTCCAAGGAGTTGGATGAAATATCATTTTTATTGGATCACCTTTTTTGTGTATTTTTCTTTCAGGAAAATTTTCTATTGCATTTTTGATTACTGTGCATCTTTCGGTAGGGACTTTGTATACCATTCTAAACTTTTCGTAACACCAATGTGAGTTAAAAACATACCAATCATATTTTTTGTGATTGTCTTTATCTTTAAACCAAGGTGCAAGGTTTGGTTGGTCATATGAATTTTGTTGCCAAAGAATATTTATTTTGTCTTTTGCTAAAGGTATTTTTTCAGGAACTGAGGTTGTAATTTGAAAGTTATCTAATAGTTTTGAATCAACATACTTTTCAAGTAACTTTACTTGTAACTCTGTACCACCTATAGGATTCATTACTTGGTTTTACCAAATACTTGAAGAGATGCAACCTCAATTGCTACGTCCTGTTGAAGATCATCCACAGTAGTATCAGTGTTGGAATCAGCAACATCAGTATCAAAATGAGCTTTGCTATCATAAACTTTTCCTGTTCTTTTATTTTTGATTGTCTCTACAACCTTAGCATTATATACAGGAACTTTTTTACCATCTATTATTGTATAGTTTTTATCGTCTTCCGCCATGATTAGCTCGTCCTTGTTTATTATAAGGTTTATAACTTCTTTTCTCTGACTTTGAAAGGCTTTTCTTGTGACGACCTGGCCGTTTCTTAGGCTTTGGTCTTGGCACGTAATGAATAAATTTTTGCCTAGCCATTTTCCTGCGATCTATCTATTAGTGCATAACTAATAACACCTGTAATTGCATTCGATGTATCACTTTCCATAAGCAACGTATCACCTGCCTCAAGATTAATAGTATTAGATGCTAGATTCACAAAACTTTTATTTAGTTGTGCATGAGCAACCACTCTTGCTGTGCCCCCATTTTTTAAAACTAAAAGATCTACATCAGCATTTGATGCTGACTTATGAACCGCTTGTACACTTTTAACAATACCAACTGCAGAAGTAGATATTGTTAATACAGTCGTTGATGTGTTTGTGCTTAATAAATATGTTTCGTTTTTATATTGTATTGTCATGACATGAAATAATTAAAGGTATCTTGTTCGTTTTTCAAGTCCTGTTGAAATGATGTATTTAGTTGTGTTTTAACTGTATCAAGAGATTGAACAATCTGTCTTTGGTTCTCTTCTTCATATTGTTGTTTAGGTTCAGGTATGTAAACAGTTATTTTAGCCATTAATATCCTCCCATACCAGCTGCTGCATCTGATTGAGCTGCTGCAGAAGCACCACCATCATGGTCACTTCCTCCTCCTCCTCCACCCATTGCTGCATCTCTCGCTGAAACTTGTGATGATGGTCTTTGTGCCATTTGTTTTTGTATACCTCTTGCTTGTGCCATGTTTGCTATTGCTGCAGCATTTCTTGCATCGATGCCACCATAGCTTTTTGCATCAAGATAATCTGCTAATGTTTTTGATCTTGCAAAATCTGTAGATTGTATTCTTTGGTTTATATCTTTCAAACCACCCAACATCATCGCCCCAATACCTATTGGGTTAAAAGACATTCCCATTTTAGAACTCAATTTATTCATAATTAAATTTTTACCAAGATTTTTTAAGGATCCCATGCTTGATGTAGCATTATTTACCAAACCTGTAATGCCGCTATTGTCATTAGCTTGTGCTGGCATTTGACTCATTACAAAGTCTCTATATGTTGCAAAGTCTGGATAGGTCGCTTGTAAAGCTCTATTAGTGCTGTATTCTTGGAATAATGCTTCTTCGTTCATTATCTCATACCGTCCTGTGATACATCTGCTCTAAATGTTCCAAATCTCCAATTATCATTAAGTGCAGAGTTTTCTATTTTGATATTTGCAAGTCTACCTCTTACCCTTGTATCTATTTTTGATGTTGCAGAATTTACCACAAAAGATATTGTAGTGGTATTGCCTGCAATAGGAAAGTCTTTTGTACCAAGTGTTATTGATACGTTACCTGATAAATTCTTAAAGTCTGGTAAAAATCTTCTGATGTTAAGAAGAAACTGACCATCACCTTCTACGGGTAGATCAAAGTCACCAGATTGCACAAAACAACTTATAGCTTCTTCTGTTCCATTTAAATTAATTTTATTCACACCTCTTTCATGTTCAAAATAAGTTGTTGATCCAAATTTATTTGTTGCACCTTGTATAGTTGGAAACTGAGGAACAGTTGTTGAATCATATTCTGTTGCATAAGGGTTTGCATATGTTACTGAATCTGCATATGTTGTTCTTGCTAATGACATTGTTGCCCAGGTGTTTTCCACATAATTATAAGTAACAGTTCTATCTATTTGAACAGATGGTCCGGTAGTCGGTGTCCCTTTTGGATAAAACCACAATATCTCGTTATATAAAGAGTTATGAGCACCAAACACAATTTGGTTAGATGCATAATTTATACCAAGATTATCACCATCAGTTGTGAATACAAAGTCTTCTACTAATGAAGGTAAAAGTTTAACTGTACCATCAAATACAAAAAACCCACCAGAGTTACCCATCCAAAATACTTTACCATCTGCATAAACAGCTGCATGAGGACCTATACATCCACAGTTAGTACCTACTTGTCTTATAGAGAAAGTAAAAGGTGGACCAACAAACTGCATTGTATAAGCTGCTTGATCAGTCAATATTAAAACATAGTCTTTACCATTTACAGCTGTAACGATTGTGTTTCCGGTGTCCAGTCTAAATGTACCTGCAGTATTTGTAGATGTAGGATTATATAAATTAAAGTTTTCTTGATCACTAAATCTTATAAACATTGGATCTTGTGAAGTATTATCACCTACTGTTGTCTCTGTTCCAAAATGAATAAAATGTCTATCCCTGTCTGATACAATAGTAGAAACAGATTTTGTAGGAGCACTAGCCATTTCCGTACATCTATTATTAAGAGGATTACTAACTCTTGGATCCCAAGTAAATGTTTTTCCATTTCTTATGGTTGCAGTAAGTATTGCACCAAAATTATCAAGTGACCAGTTGCCTGGATCTAGTATAACTGATGATGTTGTAGTTTGTTGTCCCCAACTTATAAAGTTTGTAATTTCAGTGACAGTTGCACCACTACTATGGGCTGCAGTTGACGTTCCTTGTGCACCTCTTGTAATACCTGTTAAATCATTAGAACTAACACCTGTGTATGTAATAATTTCTTGATCTACTAATATAGTTCCACCAGATGCAGAAAAACCAGTAGCACTTGTTAATGTAATACTAGTTCCTGATCCTCCTGTACCAGCAGTATCGTTTTGTAAAAGTCCATTTAACGTGTTCGTTAATGCTCCAGAAACATTTCCACCCCAAGTTCCTGTACCCCAACCATAACCATAAGTTTGAATAGTTGGTCCTATTTCTGCATAGGCTCTTATAGTTGCTGAACCAGCAGCAGTCATACCTGTTCCTGTCTCACTTGATGCCATCGTAATTGTAAAAGTATCTGCAGCAGCTGTAATTACTTCAAATGTTTGATCAGTAAAATTTGCCGTTGTAAAACTTGTTGCACCACCTCCTGGTAAAGTGACAGACTCAAATAAAAAATAATCACCAGATACTAAACCATGTGCAGTTTTATTAACTGTAACCGTTGATTGACCATTTACAGATGTAAACGTAGCACCAGTCAATCCTGTATCTAAAGGAGTGACATCATAAAAAGCATCTTCATAGTAGATTAATAAAACTTTAGATGTTCCGATAGCTGCGTACTTTCTACCTTGTAAATCTGTCCAAGTATGTTGAGCACGTGCAGGACCTGCAATAGTCTTTTGTCCTATGGCAGCAAATCCACCAATTTTTTCTGGTTGTGCATATCTAAATCTAACAAAATCACCATCAATCCATCTACCTTCAGCTCCTGAAGGTGTATCTGTTTTATCAAAACCTGGTAGTAATTTTACATTTGTAAGAGGCATACGGTATTTTACACCATGTTAAAGCTTCTTCCAAGTCGTAGGTGATGGCATGTTATGCTC